TTTACTTTAAAAGAGTTAATATTAAAAGCCATCTATTTTACTCCTAGAATATTTTATCTATTTATTAAAACTTACCGATAACTTCAGAGAACTGAACACCAGTTGGGACAGCAACGAAGTTAAGCTGGATAAAGTTAATGCTTCTAGCAGGTTTAATATAGATGTCTCCAACAAACTGATTGGTGTCAATAATTTGTGGAGTGTTATTAGTGTCGTCACATACAACATAGAAGTCCGTAATACCACGACGTCCCTTGATGGTGCGTAGGTATGGTGTTACAAGATTTCTAAACTGTGCTCTAGTGAAAGCATCATTGAACTCGAATAGCTGATATTTCGCAGCAGTAGCAATTGCCTTCTCAAGAACAATAAACAATCTGCGAACGTTAATACGATCGAATGCAGATGGCTTATCCTGAAGTGTCTTATCTCCATAAAGAACAGTTCCCTGTCCTGGGAATGTTACAACAGGGTTGATGCCGTTGTTATAGAGAACGTCACGTTCAGCCTTGCGTGGGTTAAATGCTAGTTTCACAAGGTTCTTGATATGACCACGGTTGAAACCAGCTGGTGACCACCAAGCGTCATTTGTAGTATCTGTTCTTGCGCAGATACCAGCAATGTCACCATTTAGTGGGACCCAACGATAAACGTCATTGTAACGGTCATACTGATACTTATAACCTGAATCCATGATAGCATAAGAAGAACTGTTTAGAGCGCCTCTCCATGCCTTTAGATCCACAGCTTCATCGCCGACGTTATTAAGAACAGTTGATCTTTCTGGAGATACTAGAACAACACAATCTCTTCTAGTTTCTGCTAGATTATCAATCAAGTAATTAGCTAGTTGATAACCTGATACTGTTCTACCACCAACTGAAGTAGTTCCACCGACTGGCTTTCCTTGGATAACCAATGAGATGTCAATGTCTTCAGCTGACTGGAATAGGTCATATGCTGCACCTAGAATGCCAATTGTAGCTGTTGATTCATTTAAACCATCAGCACCAAGCGCAAAAGTGATATTTGCAGGGGCAGAAGAGGAGGCCGATACAACGTTTAGAGCAGTTGCCGATGGAGCGCTACTACGATCGTTTGCCCAACGGATATAATTAGAATTCTGGTTAATTATATCTTTGTAGTAGTTACCTGTACCGTCGTTGTTCTTACCATCAGTAGCACGTGATAGACCCTTATAAACTTCAAGAATTGTTCCTGGAGTTCCAGAGAATTTACCACTATCGTCAACAACTACAACATGAAGTTCGTCTTGTGCAGAAGTATTACCGTTATAAAGAACGTAATCTGACTGGCCAGGAGCAACGTCAACAACGTTAAAGAATTCCCAATAACGCTGAACAGTGTTAGTTGTGAAGTTAGTTCTTAGTCTATATGGATCTTCAAAATCAATCTGAACTACTGTAGTGTTTGCAACTAGAGTTGCATTAGCTCCAGAAGTGTAAGATATATCAATCTCGTCACCAAATGGTGTTAGAGATAGTTTTAGACCTGAAGAATTAGCCTGAATGACGTTATAGTTAATACCCTGAGTCAAACCAGTAATCTGGCTATTACCAGCAGTGTTAGAATAGTTAACAATATCACCATTTGAATAAGGATTATTCGCAATAGTAATAAAGTTAGTATTGCTAGAAACGTCTAGACCGCTGAATCCGATAGTTGAAGTGTTAATGTAGCTTGCATTGCTTCCTACAGAAACTTGTTTGACCATCAAATACTGCTGATTGATCGAACTGTTACCAGCTAGGATCTGATCGCCGCTTGCTAGTTTAGAAGCAACACCGTTTGCAGCAGCATTTGTAGTGCCAGCAAACTTAATTGTTGCAACGTTTGAACCAAGGCGGAATTCCATTAGAGCGTTTGCAGTTACACCGCTACCACCAACATTTGCGCCAATTAGAGCAACGTTTGAATTGAAGCTGTCAGCATTATCGCAGATACCAATTCTTAGAGAATTACCCATGTCTCCAGGGAATCTTGCAACGTAGATAACGTCTGGATCGAAATTGCCATCCTTATCAGCATAATCATTATCATTCTTTACAATCTGATTAACAAGGTTAGCAACAAAAGAATTAGCGCCGAAAGCGGCTGAATTTGGTTCCATAGCAACAGAAGTATATGCTGAAACAGGATCGGCAAAATAGAAACTTACGCCATTCTGAGAAGCTGTTACGTTGCTTGAAAGTGTTACAGAACTTGAGTTCTTAGTAATAACTGAAATAGTTGATAGAACGTTAGTGTTTACTGAACTGTTACCAAATGTAATGGTACTGTTTGAACACTGTGTTAGATACATACCTACTGTGATTGCAGTTGTGCTAGAAAGCAATAGAACGTTGTTTGCGCCAGATGTATTACCTGAAACAACTGGAGTTGCACCAGTAACGTCAGCAGCACGTGAAACCCATAGACGGTTTGTATATGATAGGAAGTTAGCAGCTGTGAAAAATGTTTCGCCGTTGAAGTTGGTTGGTTTACCAAATCTAGAAACTAGTGCATTTTCAGAGTCTACTAGAACTCTTTCTCCGATTGGACCCCAACGGAAAACGCCAGCAAAGGCGCCATCGGTTGTGGCGACTGAAGGAACGACTGTTGTAAGGTCGATCTCAGATACATTTACTCCAGGTGATAGTTGGAAAGCCATTTATTTTTCTCCCTTTTGCGAGAACTTACAATTATGAATTTTTTATATTTATAAAATGAGCTTTTTTAGAAGTCCTGCGGTTGGTTCCACATCCATGAATCACCTACAAATCTCTCATATTCTTCTTCTACAAAATCATCCCTTCCGGAATCCACAAACCCAAACGGAGCAAGATCCTGCTCAATGTCATCCTCAGTTTTATCTCTCAATGACATAAGAGTGTTGATATTGGTATAGTCTTTAAAATACTGTTGGTCTGATAGCCAAGCAAAGAGAACCAAACACATGACCAAGTCATCATGCTTTCCTGGCTCGGCTTCATACGAAGTTCCCTTTTTAGAAAAGGTTCCCAATTCGCTAATAGTGTTTATATCATTCACAACGAACTGGTTTTGCTCTATGAGCAGTTTTAAAATAGAGCAGCCGATCGACTTAACAATTTTAGTAGTTCGGACACCCTTATCAACGCTTCCTCCGCCGAATCCAGTAGTAATTCTCTTTCCGGATCGGCCAGCGTTTTCGGTGAACAAAACATTCTCATACCCAAAATCATAATTCAATGAAGTTGAAACCTGTTCACCAATATCATTAACCTCGACCAAAACAGAGGCATTATTATATGCCTTGGCTGTTCTGTGTATAATATCAGCATAATCAAGTGGTGTGATAGCATTATTCCTATAAACCCCGACCTGCTGATATGGCATGGTTGTAACATCTACCAACTGGAAGGCTGAATAATCTAACCCCTTACCACGAGAAACGTCGCAAACCATCATATAAACGTGATTCGGTTCAACCGCCCGGAACTGCGTCAAACCATCTTTTTGTAAGATGGGGTTAGAAGAAACTAATTCTTTGAGCTTCCAACCAGCAATCAGGGTGCCTGACGAACCCAAAAATTCGCAGTTATATTCCTGATCGAACTTCTCGAGGTCAAAGTTCATACCAGCCAGAGTATCTTGCTTCCACTTTTCATCACGACCAGGAACTGCTTGCCAATTAACTAGAATTGGATGATAACCGTTAGTGCCTTTTTCGGCATTGGCCCATGTAGCGTGGAAGTGATTCAAACCGTTTGGAGTGGAAACCAGAATAATCTTTGACTCCGAACCCGAAGAAATAGTAGGATAAACCGAAGTGAAGAATTCATCCCAGTTATCAATGAACGCCGCTTCGTCGATGAATAGAAGGTTGATGGTATAACCACGGATGGCGCTGGCAGAAGTAGCAGCAGCCAAAACACGGCTGTTATTTTCTAGAACGAATGAACCCTTGTTCCATTCAACAACACCCTGCTGTAGCCATTTAGGTAGATGCTGGTAGGCAAGCTGGACACGACCAAGAATTTCTCGAGCCGTATCACCCTTATTGGCCAGTAGAGCAACAGTTTTGTCTGGATGAAAAATGATATACCAAAGGATAAACGCACAGGTTGTAGTAGACTTACCAGCCTGTCGGGCAGTAGTAACGATAGAATAACGATTATTTTTAAATGAAGTTACCATTTCTTTCTGGTAACCATACAATTTAAAACTTGTCAGACCCTCATTAATTGAGATGATCTTCATATAGTTTTCAGTGAAATATACAGGGTCATTCTGACATTTGATATACTCCTGAACAAGTTCCGGAGTCCATTCAATGTTCTGATTAGTTTTCTTTAGAAGAACATTACCCTTATAACCACCCACCAACTCATTCATTGTTCTTCATATCCTTAAGAACTTTTTGTAATTCTGCTGTAGAACCTACGAATAAGTTATTATTAATGGTTTGTGCTTTTTCGCTAATTGGTGAGTCTTTTGCATCAATTTCACGGATCTTAGACTGAAGCTCTAACAACTCTTTATTAGTGCTTACTACTGTATCCATAAGTTTAGCTAAAACTTCGAATGCACGTGGGTGCTGAGACTGACTGGCAATCTCAGATAATTTATCTATTGCTTCTTGACCTGTTGAGATTACTTCATACAGATTAGCTCTTGCTGATTCGAAATCGTTTCTTGCAGAATCATCATGAGCCTTAGCAATAATATTATCGATTTGTTTTTCATATTCCAACGCTGGTAAATTTACCTTTTCGTTGTCATCATCTTCATTTATCATTCAATCTCATCAGTGTTGTAGATTTGAGTTATGAAACCATAATCATCATCAGAATTTACTTCAATATAAGGAACAGTTCCTGTATTGGCGTTTGGACCACCAAAGTAATTTATAGGGTTACCATTAGCGTCTAATCCAGGTTGAACTGTTATCTTTTCTGCCATTGGGGTCACACCCTTACCTTCAGCGGCAGTGTTTGTTGAAGGTATATAGAATTGTGTTCTAACAAATTTAATGATCCCAGAAGATTTGATAGGACCATAAAGATAACCTTTAAGAACAAAATCTAGCTGCCAAATAATAGCTCTTCTCTCAGAATAGGCGCCCTCATAAGTGTCAGAATAGCTGATATTATTCAATATGATTGGAATATCCATGGTAACATTAACCTCTGGGATTAGGTTACATGTTGTTGTCCAATCTGGCGTAAAGTATGGAAGAATCTGTTCAATAATCTTTGTTCCATCTTCTGCATTCTTAGCATAAACATAAACCTTGAAGTCTATATTATATGGAACTGGATTATATTGATATTTAAACTTATCAGCATCAGTAGCATCCCTAACAGCAACCTTGCCAATGGTGTTTAATTTTCTTGTACCATCATAAGTCATTTTACCCATTTCAAATGAAATCATGGGTAACGTTGCAACAGCACTTGATTTGTCTAGTGCTGGATCCTGTATAATACGGGCCAACATCTTATCTTTGGGTGCATATGTAATAGGCACTTTTACTAGAGATGTAACTGTACCAGAAGAATCTGTTTTGGTTATACGAATCTGATTAAGTAAGGTTCCCATAAGAATTACATATTTTCTTATAAGACCAAAATAAAACGGTGAACCAAACATTAAATGTTACCTTCGCTAAATGGATCTAGAGAACTGAAGTCAACAAACATGTCAGACTCTTTTTGTATTTCGTCATTATCCGAAGCAGGAGATATTTGTTCTAGTGAGAATTTTTCTAATACTAGATAATCGCCGTCTTCAGTTGTAATAGCAACTTTATTTGAACTTTCTGTTCTTATGGTCCAATCCAGAATGTTTGTGTCATTCTTTCTTTGAATAGAATCAATTTCTGGAATACCTGTATTGAACAGTTCTCCAGAATATTCAAACACTTCGCAAGTCATTTCCCATGTTTGAAGTGCGCCTAGCTGATAAAACATTTCATATTTGTTAACATACTTAATCTGAAACGCTCTTTGATTCAAAGGAAAATAGATAATATCTCCTTCGTTTGGTCTTACCTGAGCAGTAAATTCACCAACTTCTTCATTAAATATTCTACGGGCAACAGAGAATACAACTTGATTGCGAATTTCAACGCCAAACTTAGATAGAAATTCTTGATCGCCACTAAACCCGTCGATGGATTTAATATACATTTCTATAGGATAAGCTACTTCATAAGAAGATTGATCGTCCGCTCCATACACATCATCGTAATTGTTTAATTTACGAGGAACGTAATATATGTCATGTCCGTATATTTTTATCGACTCGATAATCAAATTTTCGAGAAGCAGTTGCTCCTGAGACGCTTTGAAGTTGTTAAAAAAGAAGTTAGTGCTAATGTTAGCCTCCCGCTTTCTTTTTGCGTTCGGCCCACCACAGTTTCATACGTTCGGACTGAATCTGTTTATAGTTATCTGGTCTTGCCTGCACGCTCTTTTTCCCAGCGTTTGAAGCCAGTTCTTTCAGATTTGAAATATTTTTTCTTTTTTCGCTCATTTTTCTTTTTGATTCTTCGCTGTGATTAGAACCTATTCTTGAGGCGACCAGAGCAGCTGTATGTTCAGCGCTGTTCTTTTTACCAACCCTATTATTTAATATATTTTTACGATGAGATTCTGACAGCTTTTTGCCTTTTTTAGCCTCGGACATCTTTTGTCTGTGTTCAAGGGACATCTCTCCCTTTTTCCAGCCGTCGAAATAAAATCCATCATTATCGTGTTTATTATAAAACGATTCATCCAATCTGGCGTTTGCAGCCTGTAGAATTTTAGCTTCGAGTTTTCTTATGTCTGATAGATTACCCTCTGCAATAATCTGTCTGCTAAAATCTGATGGTCTCTTATTATATTCTTTGAGCATATATTTACTTGAACAAACATAACCGTCATCCGCTGAACCTTTGTGAGATCCAACGTACAACATATTATTCTTTTTGTCTGTCCAGCAGTAAACGAACGCTTCTGTCATCAGCCGATAAGATCCGTACAAGGTAGAGAGTATGTGAAGATCATTTCTCTTTCAAGAGCTTCACGCTCTGCAGTGGCTTCATCGTATATTTTCTGACCATTAAATGTAAGACCACCTGGCATTTTCATACCTTCAAACTTTTTAAGGTTCTGACCCCATTGTTGTTTAATAAGACAAGAAGCATAAAGCCCTAACCAACGGTCGCCCCAAGCATCAGAATAAACTGCAGGGTCTACGATTTGATATGCTTCGACGATCAAATAATTGCCTACAGCAACTTGATCCCAAGACATGTCAATGTAAAGTCTATTAATATGTCTATTGTATCTTAATGGTTGCTGACCAACTAGCATCTGTTCTAGGAACTGAACATGGTTCATGGCCATATAATATGGCACCATAGAAACTGATGTCAAAGTGTAAAGATCGTTTAGTGCAATCTGGTAACGGATATTGAATAGGTTATTCAAACCAAGCGCAGAACCAAGAGGGAAGATATTTACCGCTCCAATTATGTTCTCTGGGAGAGTAATATATTTGTTGGCAATATCAGTTGAGTCTATTTGTCTTTTATAATAGGTCTTTTCAGAACCATCAAAATGATAATCCCAATAATATCTTAGAGCTTCGTCAATACGATCTGAAACCTGATCGTCGTCGACGTTGATTTCAACGACTGGTTTACCTAATTTTCTTAGGCAATATTCAGAAAATTCTGCTCTAGTTGTTGGTACCATTATTTCCTACCCTTTGGTGGATCTGTTTTATTCTATTTATTAATTGTTTTATACATATATTTTTTCCAAATTTTCATAGATAATATCAGATATAACTTTATGTTCTTCGAAACTGGGATACTCTAAACTTTGGGGCAATCCGCATATTTCTTTAACAACGCTATTTATAGTTGTCCCTCTAACAATATATTGTAACACGTCGCCGAATAGATTCTTATCGCAATGAACCATCCATCCATCAAAAATAATAAATTTACATTTTGATTTTTGTAAAGCGTACAAAGAACTAGTAAGCATCACCTTAAACATTTCATGATGCCATTTTTCGTTCCAGAAAGTATTGTATACATGAAACATAAATTTCTTACTATATTCGTCGGTTGTGTGTGGTAGAATAGTTCTACACATATTTTTGGTACGAACGCCATAATCTTCTGTAGTATCATCCAATATTTTGTATTTGTTTTCTTTGTCCATTGTAGATTTGTATTCATAAGTTGGATTAACACCCATTTCAATTCTGTCAAACCCGGACCATTGGACCACGACAACATCTTCTTCGGTTAATGGTAATGATTGAATTATCCTCGCAGCACGCCAATTACTAGCGCCTGGAAATGATAAATTTTGTAATTTCATATCAAGTTTTTGCGACAGTATACCAGGCCATGTCAATGATTGGCGTTCTTTTTCTGAACATTCTTTATAAAAATTCCAACCATATGTCATACTGTCGCCAAATGTATAAAGCATATCAATCTCCAAAACCAAATGGACATTTTTTCTCTCGCTTATCATTACGCCTCACAAGAGAAATAGTTCTCCTCCATCCCATAGAAGTTCCAGTGACATTATATGTTTTTGTTTTAAGTTCTTCTTCAGTAACAATATGATTGTGTATTTTGATCTTTTTATCTGTCAACGGTATAAATTGGACCAATGGAGTGCCCATTGATAAACAGAATTGATCATATCTATTTTTGTTTATCGCCAAAAACGCATTACTTCCTGTTTGGTAATGAAAATTTACCATACCAGGAAGAATATGAAAATCAAAATTTTCCAAAGACCATTGAGCGCCGAAACAAGCAAAAGGAATATCTTCTTTGGTTTGTATTTTCCATGGGCTATTCAGCTTTAACAACCAATGATTCAAAAACCCAGGATTTACCTGATCGTTATTGTGCAATATCGGAGGCGTACCGTTGGAATAATGAAAGGACAACCCTTTTTCGTGAACATTAACAGCTAAATCACACCAGTTTTCTAAAATAAAACCACGACTATATAGATCATGGAAACCTGGACAAGATTTTATAGACCTTAGCGATATGTGCCAATTAAAATTTATGCCACCGTTTTCATCAACTTTATATTGAGGCCATTTGGTGTTAGATGGTTGCGTTTTTATTACCTTATCATACCATTCGGGTTTGGCTTTGCTTGATTTTACGATGGGCGTAAATTTGTATGCGTCATTATTTGAAGTAAAACAATCAATATTCACAACAGAAGATCTGTGAAAAAAACTAAACATAACATATGTTCCTTTATAAATAAATAAAATCGCTTCAACAAGAGGGTTAATAATGCCTAAGACAAGAACTTTTGAATTGCCAGAATTTGATGATTATAACATCAGAACCGAAACCAACCCAACTACGGGAACTGTTGCAATTCAGGAATACTTCTTGAAAGGGGAATTGGTAGCTCAAGCAGAAATTTCTTTCCACGTTATCGAAGGCGAACCTTTAAAGTGGCCATATAAATTTGTAATCAAAGATCCAAAAGATTTGATCAAATTTACTGAGACATAATAATTTAAGTCCACTCAATATAGACGCTACCGTTACCTCCTCCACTGGCCGCAGGTGCGTTTTCGCCACCGCCACCACCGCCACCACCTGCGCCGATACTTATAGCAATAGATGCTCCATAACCTGGGGCATCGGCATCATTCCAATTCCATGTTTTAACAACTTTGCCACCAGCGCCTCCGGAATTACAACCAGTACCACCGCCAGCGCCGCCTCCTGATGTAACTGTTCCTCCAGAACCTCCTCCAGCAGCACCACTTGGTGGACAATAATCTTGACCACCGCCTCCTCCGCCAGTACCACCATTTGCAATTACGTTATTACTACTGTAGAAAGTTGTATTGCCACCAGAAGCTCCAGCCCCCCCACAATATCCATAAGCAAATCCATCGTTACCACAATAACCAGTTGCACCACCGCCCCCTGCATTTATTGTAACAGTAAGAGTTTCATATCTGGGTACAGAGAAATATTGTGTAGATCCGGTATAACTAAACGAATTATTGCCAGGTGTAACCCATCTTTTCCCATAAGCGGTAGAAATACTTATTTGCCCAGATGGAACTCCTAATAATGTTCGAACATCAGCATCATTCAAAGATCTTTGCGAAGTAGAAGATCTTAAAATTTCTACAGAAATATTGGCAAAAGAAATAACACCAGAACCTGGTAAACCAGTAGTCATTTATTAAATCCCTATTTTTAATTTCAATTCATCAATTTGTTTCTGCTGTTCTTTGATTGCTTCAATCAACAAAGCAACAATTCTATCATATTTAACCGCTTTAGTGCCGTCGTCTTTAGTTGCAACTACTTCAGGCAAAACCTTTTCAATGTTTTGAGCAATAACACCGACGTCATGTCTACGGATAAAGTATCCATCTTCACCACCACGAGCGTCCATGAATTCCTGGGTCCAATCGAATTCAACGCCGTCGACTAACATAATCTTTTCAAGGGCGTTTTCGATGGGTTTTACGTTTTCTTTGAAGATGGCGTCTGAAGTATAATAAGCTGTGATGTTATTATTTGCTCTAATTTCGCCAGCAGTTCCGGAAGCAGCAGTACCAACACCAATTGAATTAAATTGTGAGTTCTGCGAAGTAGAAGTGAATGTTGCAGAGCTTCCATCAATCGAGACGCCTGTAAGAGTTTGAGACCCTGTTGTTCTATTAATTGTCAGTGAAGTAGTACCAATAAACATTGTTTGATTTGTTGCTGCAGCGCCGATCTCACCAAGAGTCCATGAAACAGCAGCAGATCCATCAACAGATTTACCAGTTGATCCGATAGTAATAGTTCTTGACGTACCCCATGTAGCAGTTGTAATAGCAGCAGAACCATTGAAGGCGGAACCATTAATGTTTCTAGAAGTAGCCAATGTGGCTGCACTGTTGACGTTAAGATTTCCTTCAGTCTTACCATAAGCTGTTGTGGCATTATTGACGTTAAGATTTCCTTCAGCCTTACCATATGGTCCAGTACTATTACCAATTAAGGTCGTTCCTACGTAATATGATACTGCATTTACAACAGTAGCATTGGCAGTAAATGCGGTTCCTACTGTATGACTAGCAGCGTTCATCGTTCCTGTATGATAAACGCCAGTGGCATTGGCAACAAGAGATGTTCCTACTGTATGCGAAGAACCATTAACTACGCCAGTATAAACCGGAAGATAAGCAGCGATATTAGCGTTTAATGTTGAATTGAGTTGGTAAGAAGAAGCTGCTGTACCGCCTAAATTGGTTGAGTTATTAGCAATTAATGCGCTGTTAACGTTAAGATTACCTTCGGACTTACCATTAACAAATGTTGTATTGTTAGATGAAATCGTTCCAATATATGTTGCATTAACATGAACGCCAGTGGCATTAACAACTGCACCAGTTCCTGGAGTAACAAACAAACCTGTAGAATTGGCTGTAATACCATTATTAGCTAGAACTGACAATGTTCCAGAACTTGTGATAGCGCCGCCAGTTAGACCGTTTCCGGAACCAACAGATGTTACAGTTCCTGCATTAACGTCGTCGACTGCCCAATAAGTGGCTGTACCATTAGAGTGAAGAACTTGGCCAGCGGTGCCGTAAGTACCATTAGCAGAAAGACCAGAACCTAACACTACGTTAGCATTATATGTATGAACGCCAGATATTGTAAATGCAGCAGTAGTATTAATAACGTTGGCTGGTATTTGAGCGTATGGAAGAACGCCTGTGGTTATATTAGTAGCATTGGTGTAAAAAGAACCAGGTTGGCTGTTTAGGTTAGTAGCATTAGTTGCCTGCACAGCACTGTTAACATTTAGAGTAGCTTCTGTTTTACCATAAGGTCCAGTAGCATTACCGATTAATGTTGCGCCAACATAATATGAAACAGCATTAACAACAGTAGCATTAGCAGTAAAGGCAGTTCCAACAGTATGACTAGCAGCATTAACGATACCAGTATAAACGCCAGTAGCGTTAGCAACAGTAGAAGTGCCAACTGTATGACTAGCAGCGTTCATAGTGCCAGTGTGATACGCACCAGTAGTATTGGCGATAAAAGTTGTTCCGACAGAAACACTAGTGCTGGTATTAGCGAAACCAACAATCGTTGTATTTCCGAGATAAACATCCCCTAGAGTAGAAAGACGATGGGTGGGAGCCGAATTATTGATACCCACATTACCTGTAGCGGTAACAGTGACTGCTGTTCCTAGTAAGGTGGTATTTGAGCCTGTTTCTAGACCATTCTTGACGACGAAATTTTTATCTGCCATGGTTCCCTGTCCCCTATGGTGTTGTTTTTATAATATTTAGTCATATCGAAGGTTAGATTGCTCGCTCTATGTTGGAAATAGATTATTTAATGACTTTATCAGCCAAAGGTCCATCTGGGCGTGGAGCTCTCAATTGAGCGTCTGCCTGTTTCTGAACCTCTGTGAAAGTTACTAGAACAGTTTCTAATGGCAACTTTGAAAGACCAAGCATAATTACATTTAGTTGATCGATTGTCAATTCAAGTTTAATATTCTTATCCATAAGTTATTCCCTTCAGTTATTGCTAGTTACTGTATTTGATACAGGCGTTGAATTTGTTACTGGAGCCCAAGGTAGAGAGTTATCCACAACTGGGTTCTTTTTCTCGTCAATCTGTTTCTGAATTACTTCGTTTACATGATTCTCATAAGTGTCAACAACCACTGCTTTGATCCAAGTAAGAACGTCATTTTCAGTCAAATCTGAAAATGGAATGAAAGAAGTATTAGCTGGCATATTATTAGAAGAAAATGGAGTTGCTCCAGAAAATTCTCCAACAAGATCGCCATCGGTTCCTATTTTCTTCCAATATGTCTGCACGACAACATCAGAAGTATTAGCAACAGTTGTAGTTTTTAGTCCAGTTACTTTCCATGTATATGATACTGCCATTTTAATCCTCGTAGTTTATGTTTTAGGTTATTTATTATAATCCTAATGCTTGTTTTAATTCATCAATAGTCAGACCAGCACGCTGCAGTTTTTCCTGAACTGTTGGTTCTGGTAACGGTTCTGGTAATGGGTCAGGATCTTCTGGCGTGTTGCCTTTTTCTAACCATGCCTGATATTCAGCCCATTCTTCTTCGTGTTCTGGACCAATAATCATATTGTCAGTAAGTCTGACTACTGCTTCTGTATCAAATCTTGATCTATAATTTAATGCCATTAGTTATATCCGTATATTCTTACTGTTCCAGATATATTGCCTGAATCAGAATATATCTGGAAACCTGTGATTGCTACTTGAGAACCTGTATACCATCCACCGCCTTGAACTCTTGCTGCATAACCTGTTGTATAAGTAGGACCGCATAGATTGTATTGGTATGCTTTATTAGTATTCGTGTTGTTCGTATTATATATTGTAAATGTTCCACTCATACCGGTGCCACCAGTTGCAGCAGTAATAAAATAAGCAGGATATGTCATATATATGAACGTTCCCGAAGATGAATGACCGCCAGAACTGTTGTTGTTAAAATACGTAAAGACTGCATTATAGTAGTTACCAGTCAAGAACGCACCACCACCATGTAGCTGCATACAAAGCGTTCTGGATTGTGTTATTGGAACCAAACTGTCAAATTCAATTTCATAACTACGATAACCAGATAGCGATGTATAGTTTAGAGTAGCAACATTGGTACCAGTAACAGTGGCAACAAGTGTTCTAGAACCAGAACCTGTAACAGATAGATTACCACTAAAGCTGGCATTACCAGAAGAATCAATAGTAAGTCTGGTAGAACCATTACTACGAATATAGAAAGGAACAGCCGAGTCTGTTCCAACGCCGCCTGCAGTTCCATCAAACCACAATGATCCCCATTGAGAGTTCTGTGCGCCATTGGTAAATTGTAGAATAGATGCTGTAGCGCTTGAACCACCGCCTGGATAAATTCTTACGCCATAGTTACCACCACCAGTTCTAGCAATAAGACCGTTAGAATCGATGGTATGTAGTCCAGCAAATGTGGCAGTATTGAATACAGACGAAGAAGCAGGATCACAATAATAAGCGCTGTTTCCACTATCATAGAATATCGGAGCCCAAAGGTTTCCGCACTGGAATGATTCGTATGCATTACCAGGATTGTTCAAGATACTAATTTGACCAAGTGAACTCATAGCAATCTGTGATGCTACACGACCGCCCCAATGGAAACCAATACGTGGTGCATATGACCAAGAATCTGTTTGTGCGCCACCAAAGTTATATTCACGAACTTCGATGGCTGCTTGAGAGTAAGATGCTGCTAACTGGTTACTAGCCACACCACCTTCAATCATTATATTATTAAAGTTTGAGGTTGATGATGGGTCAACATAATATGCTGTGTTATTTGAATCATAGAATATTGGTGCACGCCAATCGGTAGAAGCCTGACCAGTACCATCCCAAGTTAGGTTACCATCGCCACCAAATCTTAGGACCTTTGTTCCACCGCCGCCTGTGAATGTTCTTAGATTAGCAAAAGAATTGTTGGCGCCATTACCTGTGGATGGATAATAATGCACATATGTGTTTGTGGAATCATACATATTAGTATAATAATGCTGCGACATAACAAATGCGGCAGAAGAGAAGTTCCATCCACCTGTGACTGAAGCAGATTCTGCTTTTCTTGGGTAATCAGTAGATACGTATGTTCCAAGATAAGAAGAATTGTTAGCAGTTGGCCAAGTACCGGAAGCGTTTGAAGCATCAGTAAATGCTAAATCTTTATATGTGCTATAAGCAGAGGTGTTACCTGTTGTTAAGTTTGACCATGCTGCTTGATAAACACGAACACCAATAGCAGACTTATTAAACATTAAAAGGTTATCTGATCCCCCAGAAGAATCAGAATAACTTCTCATATGAAGGAAGTCGGCCCATGGTGAAGTATTATTGTTATTAAAAGAAGTAAATCCAAAACGAAGAGTTTGTGAAGGAAAATCATTTGCTATGATAATTCTATCATCAATCCTTAAAAGCACATTAGCATAAAGAGAACTGTTAACGTTCAGATTACCTTCTGTCTTACCATTGACGTAGGTAGTATTATTAGCAGATAATGTTCCAATATATGTTGCATTAACATGAACGCCAGTAGCGTTTACAACTGATCCAGTTCCTTGTGTTACGAATAAACCATTAGTATTTGCTGTTATACCGCTGTTTGCTAAAACAGAAACAGTTCCTGTTGTCGAAATAGTACCACCAGTAAGACCGTTACCAGTTGCAACAGAAGTTACTGTACCTCCTGAATTATCATCAGCCGCCCAATATATAGAAGAACCGTTAGAGTGTAAAACTTGACCAGCAGTTCCTAGACCACCATTAGCATAGATGCCAGCGCCGGCAGAAACTATCAATTCACCAGCAGCGCCAATACTAACATTAGCAGTTGTCGTTAGACCAGAGGAATTAGCAGTAAAAACAGACCCAACAGTATAAGAAGCAGCATTAATTGTTCCAGCAACAGTCAGACCGTTTAGATTTGATGTTCCCGCAGCGTCTACATAATAAGCTGTATTGTTGGAATCGTAGAATAATGGAGCACGGAAATCCGAAGTAGCAAAAGCTGTTCCTTGAACATGTAACTTCTGTGTTGGCGCTGTGTTACCGATACCAAAATTACCATTGGCAACAGAATAAGCAGCAGTGCCAATGGTAAATGTATTGGTGGTAGTAGAATTAATAGAGACAGACGTTGCATTCAATGATGCATTTACTGTCGAGTTACCAACAGTAATAGATCCAGACACCAACAGATTATTGGTAGAAGGATCAACAGTTATTAACTGACCTAGATCGCCTAATTCTCTATTTTGTGCCATTTATTATGCCCAAGGAAGTGGTGGTGTTACTACAGGTGGGTTCTTCTGGCCAGCAATAGCAGAAGCCAATGAAGTTTCAAACTCTGTAATCTTTTCTTCGCCTATAGCTGCCTCGAGCCAAGCAACAACGTCGTCTTTTGTTAGATCAGCATAAGGTTTAAAATTCTTCAAACTGTCAACGTTCAAAACCTGAGAACCATAAACGTCGGCATAATAGTCGCCGTCTTTGGCTGTGTATCTCCAATGAATGTTGAAAACAACGTCAGTCTTTTTATCTTTTTCTGGGTAGCATTCAAGCTGAGAAACAACCCAATCATATACAATTGCCATGTTTTACTCCTATGTTTTAATTATTTAGTGGTGTGTTCATGGATGCTTGGTATGCTTCAAGAACTTCTTGAGTCCAGGCGACATTAGCAATATCTTGAACATTCTGAGGCATCTCTGAAATGTCTGAACCGGGAGCAAAAGACC